CAGTGGCAGAAACAAGCGCGTCATGACACCACCGCCAGCGTTGCGATTTGCGCCGCGCTGAGTGCGGATGCCCATACGGCCGCGTGCGCCAGATTGCCGCTCCAAATGTTCGCTGGCGTGGTTGATCCACAGCCAAGCAGCGTTTGCGTGCTACTGAGCGCGCCGGCATAGACGCCAAGGCCGGTCTGGGTCGTTCCCTGCTGCGCGCCGTTGAAGTAAACCTTCACCTGATCGGCGCTCGCCGACCATATGATAGCGATATGAAACCACGCGGTCGTTGACGTGGTGAAGCTGACGCTTTTATTCACGCCATTGGCGTTGTAGAAGCCTTGCAGCGTGTTATTCGTGCCTGTTTTGCGGAATTGCACAAAGTTCGATCCCGTCGAGAGGAAGATCCCGATCTTCCGGTCGGTCGCATCCGNNCCAGACGCCCGATCCTGAAACAATTGCCCAGGCGGCAAAGGTGCCCTCTGCACCGTTCCACGCGCCCGCAAAGGACGCGCCATAGACATTACAGAGACTATTCGACGCTGGCACAAACGTCGCTGCTGTCCTGCCATCTCCGATGCCCACCGCGCCGAGCGTGACGTTCGAGTACGTCCCACTCCGCCCGTTGCCGCTCTCGTCCGTCGCCACGCTTCCGCTTGCCTCGGCTAGCGGCCAGTAGGCGATTGGTGCGAGGTTGCGTACCTTCAGCGTGTATTGGAGGCTGCCCGCGGCGCCGATGCCAGCGCCGCACAGTGCGTTTGGCATAGCGTCACTTATAGTTGAGATTCGTAATCACGTCATTGCTCGACGGCGCACCTGTATCCGAGTCCCCAACGCCAGTGGTCGCGCGCACGCTAATCCCGTTCGCAAAGGCAACGCCATTCGGGAAGGCCACATTCGCCGCAGACCCGGCCGGGATCGGGTAGGTCATGACGGGTGTATCGTTTTGATCGGGCGCCGTGGCCTTGTCGTAGATTTTGAGATAGCGCACGGCTGTGGCGTTGTTATAGATGTAGTAGCTATACAACTGCCCGGCGGCGTTCTTGACGACTTGCCCGGTTGTGCTCAGATTGATATTGCGATAGACCGATGACCCGCCCGTTGTCGTTGGCTGGAGACTGACCGGCTGCGCGTTCGTGAGTGCCGGCTGGTCGGTCGCTAAGACGACGCGGAGCGTTGATGCTGACTTGTTGCCACTGTTGGTGTCGAGTGTCGTGGGGAACACCGCCAGCAGCGCGCCCAGCAGCGCCACATCTTCGGTTGAGAGCGCGGTTGATACCGACGCGGCGTCGGCGGCGCGGCCGAGCGGGCCGGCAACCGTTACCGGATCGCTCGCCCCGCCCGCGCTCGACATACCAATCGAATAGGTTCCATCGCCGTTATCAATCAGGAGGATCGGCAGCGGCGTACCATCCGGCCCGCGCACAATCGTTGTCTTATTCGCCATTGCCTAGACCTCGAAGTAGCCGAGCCGCCGATACTGGCGTGCTCGGAGCGATGCCCAATTCGTGTCCACTGACGCCTCAATGCTATAGCCAAGCCCGCTCACTTTTGTCGCACTTGCCTCACTCTCCGCAAGCGTACCCTTAACGATATTCAGGAGCACTTCTTTGCGGAGCGCCCGATCGTCAATCGGCACATACACGACGGTCATAAACTGATCCCCGCTCGCCTCCGCCAGCACGCCGCCGGGGTACATCTCAATCCGACCGCTGCCATCCGTCCAAACATAGTAGGATGTGGCCGCGATCAGCGCGTTTGTGCCGCCGGGATACGACGCCTCGTTGACCGACGTAACCGAAAGGATCGGCCGGCGAAGGTAGATAAACCGCCCGCGCCGGGCAACCTTTTCCGTCACCGTCGCAACACCGTCGCTATGCGGGCCGAACGTGGCAATCATCAGCGCCTCTTCGGCGTCGATAATCGCTTGAAGATCGGCTGAACTGAGCGCCGTTCCAACGCCGCGCGCCTGCGCCTCGGCGGCGGTGAGCAGCGATGTCATTCAGCCTTCGCCTTATTCGCTGGCGCCTGCTTGCGCTGCTTGTTCTCGGCCGGTCCGGCTTTAGCCTTGCCCCCATCGTTTAGCAGTCCGTAGCGCTCAGCAACATCGCGCGAAAGGATGCCGCCCTGATGCACCAGTAAGGTTGCTTTATTCGGATCGCCTTCCTCAACCACGTTGCCGTTCTTGTCGAGGTACAGGCGCCGATCGGCGATGTAAGGTCCTGCCATATTGGGTATCTCCATATCGGTAATGAAGCGGGGCGGGTTCGTTTTGCCCATGCAAGCAGCGTGCGCCGCCCCGCAGATTAGACAGGTCATCCTTCAGCGGTCCACGTCCCGGTGTAGCCCATCACGGACCACGTACCGGCCTTGCCGCAGAGCAGGTGAACCGTCTCCCCTACGGCATCGGCAGACAGGTACTTACCCGCCGCACCAGCCACGCCCGTTGAGGGCAGGGAGATTGTCTCGGTGCCATTCGGATCGAGCCTGAGTTCCTGCGCCGCGCCGACGTAGAAATAGAACTCTAAGCCGACGGTCGCGGCGGGCAGTATCAGCGTAATTGTGCCCGCCGCGCCGGTATTGGTATGCACCGATCCGGTTTCCGCCGCCGTGAGCGTGTCGCCGGCGGTATGCGCTTCCAGCGTGCGAGCGGCTAGGAGATCGCTGGCGATCGCATTCGCGGCGAACTTGGCGCTCGCCGTCGCCGCGTTGAAGTAGCTCGATGCCATCATGGCGCGGCCGGTCGCATCAGCCGAGAGCGACCCCGCCTGGATTGACAGCAGCGCGCGGTTTGTGCCGGCGGTTGCGTTCAGATAGGCCATTGGAAACCTCCTTACACCGCCGTCCAGGTGCCGATGTACGATCGAACATTCCACTGCCCAGCCTTGACACACTCGATTTCAACGCCCTCGCCGGCGGCATCGGCGGTGATATAGGCGCCCGCGCTCGATTGCGCGCCAGTTGACGGCAGCGCGATCGTCTCGGTGCCATTCGGGTCAATCCGCAGCTCTTGCGCGGCGCCAACAGAGAAGCGGTACCACTGGCCGACGGTGGCAGCCGGGAGCGAGAACGTCACCGTCGCGCCCGCGCCCTCGGTCGAGAACGTCTTCCCATTGTCGGTATTGGCAACGATGGCGTACGCCGATGTCTTGATCGTCACGGGCCGGAGCCCCTGCCCGCTGAGTGTCGTTGACATGTAGTTCCTCCTAGAGCGAGGGACGGGGCGCCATAACGCGCCCGCCCCGCGTGGTCTGATTAGGCGGTCAGATCGACCGAGACGAACGCCGACGGCCGCAGGACGAAGAACGCCGCACGGAGCTCGGCCAGGATGGCGATCAGGTTGCGGATGAAGAAATCTGAGTGCGAGTCCGACGTCAAGATCTGCGTCTGCTCGCGATCGAGTAGTACAGCGCGGCGCCAATCGGCAACAACGCCGGTCCCCTCTGTCATACCCTCGCTCTCAACTACCGGCAGGCCCCACAGGCGCGGCATTCCCAGCACGGACGGGCCGCCGAAGAAGTAGCGTGCCTCGTTGTCTTGCAACAGGTCGATGTCTTCCCAATCGTTTGGATGCAGGACATACGCCGTGGGGGTTGCGCGGCCGGTAACACGCACCTTCGTGCGGGCGCGGCGCAGGGTCGTCAACATGTCGGTGTCCCATGCCTGCGTCTGGATACCCGAGGTATTCAGGATGCCGGTGAAGTTCTCGCCTGCGCCGTCGCCGGTCAACATCTGGTCTTCTAGTTCTTCCTCAAGCCCGTAGCGCAGGAAGGTGTCGATGTACATCCTGAGCATCCCGGCATCAGCCAGCGCGCGGCGGGTCGCGGGTACCCAATGGGCGATCGTCTTGACCGTCGTGGTGCCTTTACTCAGCGCAATCGCACTCTCGGGCTTGGCGCCGGTGCCGCCAGATGTGGCGGTCGCCTCGGCTACGGTCGCGGCGTTATTGGTCGGCGTACCCTCGATCGGAAACTCGATGGCGTCGGCGGTCGTATTGCCGTTCGTGACCAGATCGCGGATCGTCAAGGGGCGCTGATAGAAGCCAGTCGGTCCCTGATACATCACCTGCGCGGGGATCAGCGCGCCGCCGGTCGCATCGGACAGGCCGGTGATCAGGGTTTTCAGCCCGCCCGGCAGGCTCACGCGCGGCGATGAGCCAAATTGGCGCGTCGAATACTTGCCGTTGCCGAAATTTTCATCGAGCCAGGACTTGAACTGCGGATCGTCCAGAACGAGATCGCCAGGAGCTTTCGCTCCGCGCGCCTTCTCTTCCTTGTCGCCAAATCCGCCCAGACCCAACCCCGCCGTCGTGCGCTTGCCTTCCTGCACGCGCCGCTCAGCGTCACTGCGCAGGCCCATGCGCTCTTGCATATCTTTGGCCTTGACCTCCAGTTCTTCGATCTTCTTATTGTTGTCCTTGACCGTCTTCATTTCCTCGGCGGTCAAATCACGCGGATTACCGGCGGTATCCACGTCGGCGTCGGCCGCGTCGAAGATCGCCTTGACGGCATCGTTCAGCGTGCCGATCTCCTGCATAATCGTTTGCAGTGCATTCTTGCTCATGTCGTGAGTGCTCCTAGTTGCGCCGCCTGTTGGCGCACGCGCTGCCATTCGCGGTACAAGTCCTGCGATGCGCGGCGGCTCGGCGGCGGCGGCTGCTGCTTTGGTTCGGTTGCGGCAAGCAGATCGGCTAGCGTCGCCTTCGCTTCGTCAAGCGCGGCAACCGCCGTCTCAATCCGCTTGCGGTTCTCGCCACTGAGCACCCGGCCATCCTTAGCACGCAAGGCGGCGAGCGCTTTGTAGCGGTCGATATAGGCATGCACGGCAGCAAGCACCGCGTCATGTTCGGAGGAAAGGGTTTTGGAGCCATCGGCCGATGTGGCCGGGTTCATGCCAAGGTTAACGTCGGAGCAGTCGATCAGATCGGCGCGGATAAGGTTTCGGATCGGGAGATCGCGGCCATCGACTTCCTCATACGACCATTCCTTTGGGTCGTAGGCGAACGACATTTCGGTAATCGCGCCAGCCTTCAGGCCAGCCAGCACTTCATTGCCTCTCGATGTCTCCAGATACGTTCGCGTCACCGCGCAGCCGCCCGTCGCATCCGGCGCATACAGGCGTACCGGCGCAGGAAGATCGGCCTTCGGTACCTCAAAGAGCCGATCGATCGTCGCTATCGGCGGATCGCCCATGCGGTGCTGCCAGAGGAACTTAGCGCGCGCCCGCCCGTTGACCGTGAAGTCGCCAAACATGCCAGGGTGGCATCGGTCGCCGCTTGTCGTCCAGCCATCCCCGTCATCAACATTGCCGTAGACGGCGAAGATCCCTGTGACCGTTCGATCGTCAATCCCCATCGTGAAGGCTTTACTGGCCTTATACTCGACTGGCATGGGCATCTGTCCTTGGGTAAAAAAGAGCGCCCCAAACCTCGAAAGGTTGGGGCGCTTCAAGCGCTCTGAGCTATGCGGTTACGAATATAATACCACGCCTGTCAATCTATCGTCAACGAGGATTATTGCGGGCGATGATAGTTGCCAGGTCGATCATTTCGGGCGGCTCGCCTTTGCGCTTGACCTCGATAATCTGCCGGCGCGGATCGTAGTAGCCGTAGAGCCGGCCCGATTTGCCGCGCAGCTCGACGAAGCCAGGTTGAGGTTGTGATGTGATGGGCTTTGCTGGCTTCGGCATTGGACTATTTCTCTCGTTGCGATTGTCGCCATTTGGCATAACAGTAATCAGTGACGTTGTTCTTTTCGCTCTGCGGTCCCGCCTCGATAATGCACTTGTCTATGTACTCTTGCCGCCTGGTATCGTCAGACAAGCCGCCACAACTCACCAAGAGCACAACCGCGCAAAGCAATGCACAGACCCATTTCAGCATTACACGCCCCCTGCTGGTGTGGGCGCACGTTCCGGCAGTTGCAGCATATCAGCCGCGCCCATCTGCGGCGCAGGCACGAGCAGTCTTTTCGGGTCGATGTAGTACACATCGCCGCCGGGCACGTCCTCATAACCGATCGCACGGCGGGCCTCGTTGAGTGTCATATAGCCGCCCATCCATGCGCGGTTCACGCGCGCCCACAACGCATCCGTATCCTCTTGGAGCGCGGCTACTTTCGTTAGATCGTAGCGGATGGAGACATTCCCATCGCCAAGCGATGACTCAACCTCAGCCCCCCACGCCCGCCAGAGTGGCACGAGGGTTCTTTTTGTGTAGTGGAGCTGTAAGCCTTCGAGGTTATTGTAGGTCGATGAATCAAGGCCGACATTCAAGCCGGCCAGGATCGGCGGTACGCGCAGCGCTGAAGCGATCCGGGCCTCGGGCACTTTCCGAAGCGCCTCGAATGCAAGCTCTTGCAAGTTCAATCCAAGGCGCTCGACGCTCGCGCCATCGTCCAGAATAGCCACGCCGCCCCTATTTGTGCCACCGTACATATCGGCCCACTGCGAGCGGAAGCGATCCTTCTCGGGCTTAGTCATCTCAAAACCTTTGGGGAGTTTCACGAGGGTTCGCACGACGGCATCATTTTTGAGCAGGGCATAGAGATAGGTATCAATCTCTGAGTCGGTATCAACGGCGCTTGCCACCGCACGAAGCGGTGGCTGCGCCTGCCACGGCTGGGCGGGATCGGGGAGCGGCCATTTGAAGTGGGTCACGATGTATTGATCCTGATCGATCTCTTCCCATTCCTGTTGTGCGTTGAAAAACTCATAGCCTTTTACCCATTCAGGCCCACCGGGGATAACACGTACTTGACCGGCATGATACGGATAGGTACTCTGCTCGGCGGCCCGGCCCTGCCGATCTTTCGCCGTGAGCCAGAACGCATTCCCGCCGATCGCCGCCCAGGCCATTGTGTATTGCATCAGCTCGTCTTCGCCCATCAGCGGGTTTGGCCGGCGGAGCAGCTTGCGGAGCGGATGATCGGGAAGGCGCTTGCCGCGCTCGGACTCGTCTGACCAGACCATTAGCGGCGGCTCGGGGAAGGTGAAGGTCAGGACCGACATACAGCCAATCACGACGGCGTTCTTGTTGTACCCCTCACGGATCAGGTTATCGAACGTTGGGACCAAGAAGCTGCTACGCACCCACTGCGGCACGACGGCGTACCCCGATGCCTTGAACAGCATGCGTGCCAGGCTGTAGCGCAGTTTCGTTGCAAGGCTCATCTAGATATCTCCTGAAACAGTGCGGCGCGGCGCGACCATACATCCATACCGAAGACAGTCATACGGATCATCGCCGCCGTTGCCGTCTGCATCGCTATCGACCTTCAGTACATCTTCTGGCCTTCTAGGATCATGCGCCATCGCCGGGATGGTGGCAATTGTGCGCGGGCACGTCGTAAACGCCTTGAACGTCGGCGGCTGCCCGGCGCTGGCATTACCGAGTCGCTCCATCACCGCGGCAGCGCCGTTGATGCGGTCGATGTCCGCCTTTTCCAGCACGATGCCATAGTCTGCATACTGATCCGCTATGGTCTTGCCCTGACTATCGCCGCGATTGGAGAAAACATCATGGCCGGCGACAATCTGCGTGGGCAGATTCACGCCGAGCCGCGCGCAGAGCGCCTTGATGGCGATCGCGTGCTGGCCTACGGTCCATTTGTTCTGCACGTGCTCGCCAATCAGGTAGACCGTGCCCTCGTTGCGCGTGAATAGTCCGAACGCGGTATTATGCACAAAACCGTAGTCAAGCGCGCCCCAGATGGGCCAGTCGCGCGGGATCTCGAACGGCGCGCACGTATGGCGCGCCTCACTCCACTGTTCAAAGAACTGCCCGGCCTTATTGACTTCGTGCTGGCACTCCGTTAAGAATGCCAAGAGGCCCCACGTTTTGATAAACCCCTGGCACGCCTCAATACTCTGCCCTTCCCATACGGGCGAGCCGCTGGTGATGATGTAGCCGCCATCGGTGTACGCATACTCCAAGCCGCGTATCGCTGGGTGCGGGCCGGATAGGATACGATCGGAGAGGAAGTCTGCGCGGCCATCGGCAAGGCGAGCGAAGATGCCGTTGCCGTGGATAATATTCTGCACGCCAAGCACCGCGCCGTCGGTTGCCATCGCCGGCAGGATCGTCATCGTCAGCGCTTCGATCTTCTTTTGCGTCGTGGCGGGCGTGTCGTGCTTGCCGTCGAGGTCATCCAGGATAATGAAATCGGGCCGGTCTTCGTCAATCTTGAAGCCGCGCGCCGCCGTGTCGAGGCCGATCGCATCGACCTTGAACCCGTCCGACGTGCGGATCTGGTTCCGCCGCCAGCCTTTTGACGATCCGTACTTGTTCAATTCCCTTTCAAACCCGGCCTTCTCCATCATGCCGCCGACCGTCTGGACGTGCTTATCGGCCTGCACCTGCGTATCGCTTACGTACAGGGCATAGCGGCGTGACTTCCGGGCGGCCACGCCGACAACGCCTAGCTCGGCGGTGGTAGACTTCGCGCCACCGCGCGCCAGGATGAGGATATACGGCGGCGGGCGCACCCCGCGCTCAATCGCCCACAGCCATGCCCAGGCGTCTTCATGGTGCTTGGCGAATGGTGCCGTGGTGTAGGACGGAAACTTGGCGTGCAGCCACGCTCGCCAGTCAGTCCCCGCCCCCGCCCGCTGGGGCGCGGCGCGGCGGCGCAAGCGCATCTGCGCCTCAGCCTGGGCTTGAATGGCGGTGTACCCCACGCTCATGCCGAGAGCACCTTTTCCGGCGGCTCGCCTTTCGCCAGCCGCTCAATCTGCGTATCGTCCAGCGCGTCCCAATCGATCTTGAACCGCTTCGGCGCGTCGAGGCCGAGTATGCTACATCGTCGTTCGATACAGGTTAAAATCGTATTCAGGAATGCCGGGCTGCCGCTCTGGCCCTCTTTCCGCATTGATTTGCGCTTGCGGATTTTTGATTTGACATGCGGCTCGCCCTTAACATCGGTGTAGACAATCGGATCGTCACTTTCCTCAATCGTGCCGATCTGCTTCTCTTCCTGGCTCCGTCGCCACCCGTCCCATGCGGCACGCTCGACCTCATCTATCTTGGCAAGCTCTTGCGCCTTGGCGGTGTCAAAGTCGCGCACGGCAGAAGCCAGCCACGCGGCGCGAATGGCCGCAAGATCCTTACTTATCTGCGCTTGCGATAACCCGTAGGACGCCGCGATCTGCTCTTGCATCTCGCCTTGCAAATAGCGGCGTGCTACTTCTGTTCGCCTAGATAATACTTCTGTGTCTTGTCGTGGCATATAACTTCTGTTGTATAACTAATCGGCGCGCTCCACGGTCAAGCCCTCGGCCTCGGCCCTGCGCAATATCACATCGGCATAGCGCGGGCTAATTTCGCAGCCATAGCAGCGGCGCCCCGTGCGATGGGCGGCGATTAGGGTTGTGCCGGAGCCAAGAAAGGGATCGAGCCATAGATCGCCGTCGCTCGAAAACGCCCGTATAAAAAAGTCGGGTAAGCCAATCGGGAATGTAGCCGGATGTCCTTGCGTGCCTATGTTTACTTCGCCTGTCTCAATATTTAATACATTCGATGGCAGCACACCCGTACCAGTATCGTGTATCACGCTTTGAAAGCCTGATCCGCTACTCGATTTGCCATAGACATGGGTATCAGGTTTACGGTGCTCAGCCACATTTGTTTTAGTAAACTTAATATCTCGATTGACCGCAAAATGATAGACAGGCTCAAAACCATTCTTAAACCGATTATCATACCCACCCGGAAACCCGTTGCGCGTCCAACAAAACTCATCTACAAACCGCCATCCCCACGCACGGCGCATTGCCAATACGAGATCGAACACGTATAAAACGCGCTCGCCATCCTCGCAATGTGGCTTGATATTCACAAAAAACGATCCATCGGTTGCCAAGTACGCCTTAACGTTATCAGACACACCCTTGAACCAATCAACATACTCGTCAGCAGGTACGCCCCCATACTGCTCTTTCCGTTGCTCTGCATACGGCGGGCTTGTGAACACCCCTTGCGCCCGCTCCCCATCCATCAGACGCGCCACTACAGCAGAATCGGTACAATCGCCCACGATC